TCCCATCATATGTTACGGCGGATGTATCTTTAGCATCTTACATGTGTAAAGCGGCTTCAATGCCAGCAAGTACAATTGCACCTATAATGGTTCCTTTTAGGGGCCGTCAGTTGCAAATTGCTGGTGACAGAACGTTTGAAGCATGGAACATTACGGTAATTAACGATACTGACTTTAATGTACGTAATTCCTTTGAACAATGGATGAATGGTATCAATCAACATGAAACGAATACTGGTTTAACACAACCAAGTTCTTACATGGCTGATATGATTGTTGAACAACTTGACAAAGATGGTACAGTCAAGAAAAAGTATGACATTCGTGGTACATTCCCTACTTCTTTAGGAGCTATTGAATTAGCTTATACAGATGAAAATACTATAGAAGAGTTCACTGTTGAGTTACAAGTACAATATTGGGAATCTAATAAGACAACGTAAATCATCATAATAACTTAAGGAGTGCCCTCGGGCACTCTTTTCTAAGTGTTATAAATAATATTTAGGAAAGGGTGTAAAGGATTATTTAAATGGCAGAAGAAAAAAATACATTATTTGGCTGGAGCTTTAAAAGAAAAGGTTCAGAAAATAAAAAACCAGTATCATTCGCATCAGATAATGAGGACGGTGCGTTTGAAATCTCTCCTACAGGTGGGTACTTTGGACAGTACATGGACCTACAAGGAGATAAATTCCAAAATGATAAAGATTTAATAATGAAATATCGTCAGATATCTTCATATCCAGAAGTGGATATGGCGATTGAGGACATATGTAATGAAGCTATTTGTGAAGAACATGGTGTTATTGTTAAGTTAAATCTTGATACACTTAAAACTTCAAATGGTATAGAAGATTTAATTCAAGCAGAATTTAAAAATATTCTTAATATACTTAATTTTAAAGGTACTGCATACGATTTATTTAAACGTTGGTATATAGATGGTAGATTATTTTATCATGTTATTATTGATGAAGGCAAACCTAATAATGGTATAAGAGAATTAAGACAAGTTGACCCAATTAAGATTCGTAAAGTTAAAGAAGTTGAAAGAGTTAAAGACCCAAAAACTGGTGCAGAAATTATTAAAGAAGGTCCAGAGTATTACATATATCAAGATGACCAATTAGTACATAATCAAGAAGGCTTAAGAATTAATCCAGATGCTATTATTCAAGTTAATTCAGGTCTTTTAAATGAAGAACGTAATAAGGTTATAGGTCATTTAAATAAAGCACTTAAACCTTTAAATCAATTAAGTATGATGGAAGACTCTCTTGTCATTTATAGAATTTCAAGAGCTCCCGAAAGACGTATATTTTATATAGACGTTGGTAATCTACCTAAGGGTAAAGCAGAAGAATACTTAAACAATACAATGAATAGGTATCGTAATAAGATAGTATATGACCCAACCACGGGTAATCTTAAAGACGAAAAAGTTCATAGAAATGTTATGGAAGATTTTTGGTTACCTCGTAGAGAAGGCGGTAGAGGTACTGAAATATCTACTCTTCCTGGTGGACAAAACCTTGGTGAGATTGAAGATATTCAATACTTTCAACAGAAGTTATATCATTCTTTAAATATTCCAATGTCACGTTTAACTGAAGCAGATGCATTTTCTATAGGACGTTCATCAGAAATTACACGTGACGAACTTAAATTCCAAAAATTTATTGATAGAGTTCGTAATAAATTCTCAACATTATTTTCTGAAACACTCAAAAGACAATTAATTCTTAAAAAGATTATTGTACCAAGTGATTGGCATGATATAAAAGAATCTATAATTTTTGAATATGCACGGGATAATTATTATGCAGAACTTAAAGATACTGAAATTCTTAAAGAAAGATTAGAAGCAATGCAAATGATGGACGAATATATTGGTTTATTCTGGTCTAAAGATTACGTACGTCGTAATATTCTTAAGTTGACTGATGATGAAATCAAACAAATTAATAAAGACAATAAGGATGATCCTGTCAAGCCAGGTGATATTAATCCTGACCTAACAGGTATAGGAATGAGTCTTAAATAATACATAATGTATACAAAAAGTATACTGGAAATAAACAATTTTATAAATAAGATAAAGAGAGATTATGAGTACTAGAAATTTAATTGACAATATAAAAAAGGGTGACGCACAAAAGAGTAATAATACTTTTAATAGTATTATGCATGATAAAATACTTGATGCGTTAGATAGTCATAAACAAGAAGTTGCTTCAAAAATGTATGGAGCATCTAATGATACTCCAGCAGTCGAAGAGCCTGCTGTAGAAACAGAAGGGGAAGAAGCAACAGATGTTAACGTTTAAAGAATCATTTAACGAAGTAATAGAAGCTAAGTTAAAACTACCCCCTGGTGAAAAGGTAGCCAAGCACTTAACCAAGCTTGGAAGAAAGAAGAAAACTACAGCAACCATTACAAATAAATTTAATTTGTATATTGATGGTATAAAGCTTGACAAATATAAGTCAGTGAAAGATGCTGAGAATTCTTTAAAAGATTTCATCAATTTAATGGGAGCATAAATGAAACTAATTGCAGAATATACAGACCACTCACTTGGTTATTCAATCCAAGAGGGTAAGAATGGCAAAAAGAGTACTTTCTTAGAAGGTATCTTTATGCAAGCAGAAAATAAAAATAAGAATGGTAGAATTTATACCAGAGAAATTTTAACAGCTGCAGTTGATAAGTTTGTAAATGAGCAAGTTATTACAGGACGCGCGGTGGGAGAATTAAACCACCCTGAAAGTCCTTCCATTAATTTAGATAAAGTTTCTCACAGAATTACCGAACTCAAATGGGACGGTAATAATGTGATGGGAAAGGCACTTATTTTAGATACCCCTATGGGTCAAATTGTAAAAGGTTTGGTTGAAGGTGGAGTCCAACTCGGAGTGTCAAGTCGTGGTATGGGAAGTCTTAAATTTAAAGACGGGGCCAATTATGTTAGGGATGATTTCATGCTTAACACTATTGATATCGTCCAAGACCCATCAGCACCTAATGCATTTGTAAATGGCATTATGGAAGGTGTTAATTGGGACGAGGATAGACCTGGTCATTATATTAAGACTATTGAAAAAGGTGAGACAGAAGTGAAAAAGCCTGAATTGTTCTCGGAAGAGCAACAGTCTGCAGGTTTTGAGCATTTCCTCTCTAAACTATAATCTCTAAAGGAGAAAACAATGTCTGATATTAAAGACGAAGTTGTTGACGAAACTGTAGATGAGGTTATTGTGGAGGATACGCAAGTAGAAGCTCCGGAATTAGATATTCCAGAAGCACCTCTTACAGCAGCTCGTACAGCATCAGCAATTAAAGCTTCTTTGGCAGAAATGTCTAAAGAGGATCTTGACGTCGTTTTTGAAGCAGCAGAAAAAGCTAAAGCAAAAGCTAAGCTAGAAGCTGAAGAAGAAGATGACGATGAAGATGATGAAGATGAAGGAGATGTAGAAGAAAAAAGTAAGTCTAAAAAGGAAAGTAAAAAATCCGACCTTAAAAATGAAGATCAACCTGATAACAAAACCGATGCTCTGAAAAAGAAGAAAGTGAAAGCTGACGACGGTTCAGAAGGCGATGTTGTTGAGAAGAAAGGCAAATTTAAGGAAGACGTAGAAGCACTAATTAAAGACGAAGACACATTGTCTGAAGGCTTTAAAGAGAAAGCTGCTACTATTTTTGAAGCTGCATTAAATTCAAAAGTAAATGCTGAAACAGCAAAATTAGAAGAACAATATTCTGAAGATTTAGCTGGTGAAGTTGAAGCTATTAAAGAAGATTTAGTTGACAAGGTTGACGGCTACTTAACATATGTAGTTGAAAACTGGATGAAGGATAATGAGGTTGCGATTGAGCATTCTTTGAAGTCTGAAATCACTGAATCATTTATACAATCACTAGGTCAATTATTTAGTGAACATCACATCAATGTTCCTGCTGACGCAGGAGATATCTTAGATAATCTATCTGAGGAAGCTAAAGATGCGAAGTCTCAATTAAATGATGCTACTGAAAAGGCTATGGAATTGTCAGAGAAAGTGAAAGCTTACGAAAGACAAGACATAATCCGTGAAGCATGTAAAGGTTTGGCAGCAACTGAAACTGCAAAATTAACTGAGTTAACTGAGGCTATTGAAGCTGATGATAATGAAACTTTTGCAACTAAGATAGCTACAATTAAGGAATCTTACCTTAACAAAGATACCCCGGCTGGAACATTAACGGAAGTTGATGGAATATCCGAGGATTCACAAGAAACCCAAGAAGTGTCTGATCAAATGCAGAAGTACTTGGACGCAATCAAGCGAACTTAATCAATCCATAGGAGATAAAAATGGAAGAAATTAATCAAATACAACTACAGGAAAAATGGGCTCCTGTACTTGATTCACAAGATGCCGGTAAAATTGCTGATCCTCACAGACGTGCAGTTACAGCGGTAGTTCTTGAGAACCAAGAAAAAGCTTTTGCTCAAGAAGCTCAGCTTCAAGAAGCAGCTGCTGCCAATAAAACTGGCGGTGGTGTAGATAATTGGGACCCAGTCCTAATTAGCTTAGTCCGTCGTGCTACTCCAGCACTTCTAGCATTCGATTTGGTTGGCGTTCAGCCAATGACTGGTCCAACTGGTCTAATCTTTGCTATGAAGAGCCGTTATAGCACTCAAGGTGGTACAGAAGCATTATTCAACGAAGCAGATACTGGTTTTTCTGGTACAGCTTCTGGTGATACTGGTACTGCTGATGGTGGTAATAATGATCCGTTTGCCGGTGATGATCCTACTTCAGGTGGTTCAGCAGGTACTGACGCGGATTCAATTGATGAGTATCAGCCTGGTTCTGGTATGGCTACAGCTACAATGGAAGCTGCAGGCACAACTGGTTCACCTGCTATTCCTCAAATGGCGTTCTCAATCGATAAGACTACTGTGACTGCAAAGTCTCGTGCTCTTAAAGCTGAGTATACTATTGAATTAGCACAAGACCTTAAAGCGGTACATGGTCTTTCTGCAGAAACTGAATTGGCAAATATTTTGTCAACTGAGATTCTTGCTGAAATGAATCGTGAAATCATCCGTTTAGTAAACGTTAACTCTCAAACATCAGGTCGTGGTGCCACAGCTGGTACATGGTCAATGGACGTAGCTGCTGACACTGATGGTCGTTGGATGGTTGAGAAATTCAAAGGCATTGTTCATGCAATGGAACAAGAAGCTAATGATATCGCCGTTAATACTCGTAGAGGAAAGGGTAACTGGGCTATTGTTTCTCATGGCGTTGCTGCTGCATTAAATGCTGCTGGCGCTTTGGATACTGGTCTAGGACTTTCTGGTAATGCTGGTTTTGACAGTGATGCTACAGGTTCATTATTTGCTGGTACACTATTGGGCGGTATGAAAGTTTATATCGATCCATATGCAGGCGTAGATTATTTCACAGTTGGTTATAAAGGTTCTAACCCTTATGACGCTGGAATGTTCTATTGTCCATATGTACCATTAAGCATGATGAAAACAATTGGTGAGAATGATTTCCAACCACGTATCGGATTTAAAACTCGTTACGGGATTGCAGACAATCCATTTGTTACTGCTGGTAATGGCAATAACGTATATTACAGAAAGCGTAAGATTCTCGCGCTATAATCTTGTAAAAAATATACATCTAAACCCGCCGAAAGGCGGGTTTTTTCTTGTATAAATACATATATGCCAAACTTTTTAAATCCATCATCGTTCGTATTATCACTTGACTCCCAAACATATTCGGGCGCGGAGTTTACTATTCAAACTATGATGCTTCCAGATGTTACGGCTGAGGGTGCACCTCTTCCATTTAAACAAGTAAACGTTGCATTTGTCTCAGATAAAATTGCATTTGGAACATTTGAAGTTTCATATCTAATTGATGAAGACCTTTTAAATTATAAAGAAATATTCGATTGGTTAAAAGCCAATGTCGAAACAAATCATACAGCAACTAATCATGTTAGGGATTTAACTTTAACTATAATGAACTCTGCTAATAACGTCACTAAACAAATAAAATTTGTTGATGCTTATCCAATAAGTATTTCATCTTTACCATTTGATATAACAACTACTGATGTAGAATATCTAACTGCAGTTGTACAATTTCAATATTCTTATTATCAATTCATATAAAACTATGTACAATCGGCCTATTATATGATATAATAGTATATTATGGTGAACTTTAAGAAAAAATGGACTGGTGTTAGAAAGAAAACTAGTATTGGTAGACGGTGGATTAAAACTTCATCTATGAATAAACGTAAAAGAGCTTCTTTTAAAAAGTATAGAGGTCAAGGGTGAATATTGAAGAAGTATTAAAAATGTGGAAGGAAGACTCTATTATAGATGATTTAAAATTAGATGATACTACAATAAAAACAGCACGTATGCATAGTAAATATTTAGAACTAATTACTATTGCTAAAATCC